TGAATTTGAAACTATATTTAAAGCTAAATGGCCTCTTGAATTTGAAGTAACATATAAACATCTTGGTAGTAATTGGGCTATTGGTGTAATGCCTTTGGATGAGGAGAAGAAAGTACTTGTTACTGAGTATCCAGGTATAGTAAAAATGTATGAAGCAGTTACTATGTACTGTGGATTCTCTTCTATAGAAGCTGGAAAAACAATGGGTTTATCTCCTTATGGAAAACCAAATCCAAATCTACCAGAGCTGTTTAGAGATAATTGGTCTAGTAGAGAAGTTCTGATACCTGATTATCCAAATCAATCTCGTATTAATGTTCAGAGATATCCAGAACTTATGAAGGATGTTGAGGTGTTAACGAAAGCACATGAAGAAGGAACTCCCATATGGACTCAAACTCAAAAAGATTTGGCATATCTATGCCAGAAAGAATCTGAAGAACAGTTGATTCGATTAATTAGAAAGGCACATGAAGATACTGGTGAGAAGAATATTGTTGTCTCTGGTGGGTATGGTTTAAATTGTGTTGCTAACTATAAGTATTGGAAAGAGTTTCCTGACTTGAACATATATGTTGAACCTATTTCTCATGATGGTGGAACATCTATGGGTGGTGCTTTATATGTTTGGCACAATTTACAGGAAACAGAAGAACCAGTTGGTAGAAGAGAATCAATATACTATGGTCCACAATATAATCCTGATACTTACTTAGATGATATAGATGATGATGTTGAAGTTTCTGATACTTCTTACCAAGAAGTTGCAGAATTAATTCGTGATGAGAATATTGTAACCATATTCCAAGGAAGATCTGAAGGTGGTCCTAGAGCACTTGGCAATCGTTCAATTCTTTTTGATCCTACAATTAAAGATGGAAAGGATATTGTTAATAGTGTAAAGAGAAGAGAGTTCTTTAGACCATTTGCTTGTTCTATTAAAGAAGAGAAGGTTCATGAATGGTTCGATCTTCAGGGTAGAGATAAGACTCCTCACATGATGTATGCTGTTGATTGTTTACCTGGTGTAGAAGAAAAGATTCCTTCAGTGATTCATGTAGATGGTACATGTAGGATTCAAACTTTAACTAAAGATGATAATCAACATTATTATAATCTTATAGATGCTTTTGAAAAGTTATCTGGTGTTCCAATATTGTTTAATACTTCTTTTAATCTTGGTGGAGAACCATTAGTTGAAAATATTGAAGATGCAATAGCAACATTAAAGACTAGTAAGATTGAATATATGTATCTTCCAGAGATACAAAAACTAGTTAAAGTATCAAATGAATGATATTAATATTGTTTGGTGCAACGGCACATTCGATATTCTTCATCCAGGTCACATAGAATTATTCAAGGTTGCTAGATCTCTAGGAAACAAAGTAATAGTTGCTACAGACACGGATGAAAAGATTCGTACTGACAAAGGAGAGCATCGCCCTATAAATGATCTTTGTTATAGGGTCGCTATGCTTGAGGCAATCAAGTATATTGATGTTGTCCATACCTTTGGTAGTAGGAAAGAGTTAGAAGATCTAATTGAACTATACCAACCCGATATATTATTACTTGGTGATGATTGGAGGGATGGTGATGTAGTTGGTTGGGAACACGCTGGTGAGGTAAGACATCTTCCTAGAGTAGGTGGATATGCCAGCAGTAATGTCATCAAAAAGATTAATGAAAGTACTGTTACTGGGTGATAGTTGTGAGGATGAGTACATCTATGGTAGATGTACTAGGTTAAGTCCAGAAGCACCAGTACCTGTCTTAGATTACGCTAAGATACAAACTAAGCCTGGTATGGCAGCTAATGTTTGTTTGAATCTTCAATCGTTTAATATGGAGATTACATTCTTAACTAATCCTGAGAAGATAGTAAAGACTAGATTTATTGATGAGAAATCAAATCAACATATTCTTAGAGTTGATAATGAAGAGAGAGTAAAACCTTTATTAGTTCCTGTAGCAACAAATAGTTTTGATGCCATAGTGATATCAGATTATAATAAAGGGTATCTATCTACAGAAAAGATATTTGAGATTGTGGAGAGTGCATCTTGTCCTGTGTTTATTGATAGTAAGAAGTCTATACTTCCTAACAAATCTAATTGCTTTATCAAGATAAATGATGTAGAATATGAGAAGTTAGATGATTATAGAATAGATAATCTAATAGTAACAAAGGGATCTCAGGGATGCATTTACAATAATACATTGTATCCAGCAGAGAAAGTCAATGTATATGATGTTGTCGGTGCTGGAGATACTTTTCTTGCTGGTTTAGTATATGGTTATCTAACATATAATGATATAGAACAAGCATTAATGTTAGGTAACAGAGCAGCAGCAGTTGCTGTTCAGCAATTAGGAACTTACGTTTTACAACAGGAGGACATTCATGAGATACTGTATAGACATTGATGGTACTATTTGTACACCAACTGTTGGTAGGGATTATCATAAAGCAGAACCGTGGAAAGATAGAATCGAAGTACTAAATAAACTTTATGATGAAGGTCATTATATAATTTACTTTACTGCTAGAGCGATGGGTAGGTTCTCGGAAGAACCACACTCTATTGCTTCTGTAAAAGCAGAAGGAGTTTTATTTGATCTTACAAGAGATCAATTAAAAGATTGGGGTGTTAAGTATCATGAGTTGATTATGGGAAAACCACATGCTGATTATTTTATAGATGATAAGGGGTGGCAGTGTGATTCATTCTTTGAAAGTCATGGTGTTTAATGAGTTATTTTTATAAAGATTTTAATTACATAACCCCAACAGAACCACATGGAATTTGGTTCCTTCATTTGAAGGATATGATTCATGAACAGGTATTACAATCCATAGAGAAATCTCTTGAGGATAAAGAGTTGGAAGATGCTTTAGTTGAATCTTGGGCAGAAAGACCAGATTTACCATCAGTAGAACCATCAAAAGGCAGTATAAGAACAACTAAAATATATGCTTTAACTGATGAGGATGATAAAGAATTATTGATGCCAGTTTATGATAATATAACAAGAACTATTAGAGATATTAATACTGATGTATGGAATTATTCAATCGATAGTTGGGAACCTCTTCAGTATTGTGAGTATCTTGCAGAAGATAGTGGGCATTTTGATTGGCATATAGATCCTCCTGCCAGATCACCACAACATATTCAAAGAAAGTTATCATTTTCTATAGGATTATCTGATCATGATGATTATGAAGGTGGTGACTTACAATTTAGATATGGTATGGAAGATAGTTATGTTAAATTAAGTAGAGGTGAAATCGTTATATTCCCATCATTTATTCTACATAGAGTTACACCTGTTACTAAAGGTAAACGTAGAGTTGTAGTTGGTTGGGGATTAGGTCCTAATTTTGTATGAATACTGATGATATAAAATTTGTTCCTAAAGGGTGGGGTTATGAGAAGTGGATATGTAACACTTCTGAATATTGTGGTAAGCTTTTATTCTTTGCTAAAGGTAAGAGATGCTCTTGGCATTATCATTTGTTAAAGGATGAAACATTTTTCTTACAGTCTGGTAAGATACATCTCTTTTATGGTTTTGATAATGATATAGGATTGTCTGATAGTATAGTTTTAGAACCAGGTGATAAGTTTCATATTGAAAGAAAGATGAGACATCAGATGGTTGCTCTTGAAGATTCTGAATTGTTTGAGTTCTCTACTCAACATTTTGATTTAGATTCGCATAGAGTATTCAGAGGAGATTGAGATACTGTGCTACGTTTACAAACTGATAGTCCCATACCTTCTCTGCGATAGTTAGATATTGATATTTTCCTTTTAGATGTTCTGGGAATGGAATGTATTCTATTTCTCCATTGTATTTTGCTGCTATTAACTCACCAACAAGTTTAAAACTAACTGGGTTACTGGTTCCTAGATCGTAGATGCCCGATGGTTTATCATTATTAAGAACGATTTCTACTATATCTCCAACCCAAATAAAATCTCTTAGATACTTACCTGAACCCTCAAACAGTTTTAGTTTACCAGTTTCCTTTATTTGTTTGGTAAACTTATGTACAGGACTTGCTTGATCTCCTTTTTTATCTTCTCCTTCTCCATACACATTAAAGTATCTGAAACTTTGTATGGATGAGAACTTATCTAAGTTGTCTTGTATGTAATAATCAATCTGTAACTTAGTAATTGCGTAGTAATTTAATGGGGATATCTTATTCGGTGTGGTTGCCCATAAACTTTTTCTTGTGTTGCCATATACCGATGCTGATGAAGCAAACTTAACATCTATTTGATGCTCTATTGCCTTCTCAAACAACTCTATAGTGAACCAAACATTAGTTCTATGGAGTTTATCTATATCTGTTTCTGTCGTGTCTGAGATCGCTCCCTGATGCAGTATGAGAGATACTTTATCCCAGTCTTTAAAGTATGCTATCCAATCCCAACAATCATGCTCATCAACCGTGACGATCTCTTCATCAGAATGCTCTATCAGATACTTAAGAAAGTTCTGACCTATAAATCCTTTTGAACCTGTTAATATAATCATAGATAAATACTTAAAATTATTGTGTGTTTAAATGGCATTTGGACTGTTAAACAGCATTATACCATCAGTTGGTCAACCTTTAACATTATATACAGGAACCAATGATAAATTAACCGTTGGTAAGGTATCTATAGCTAGTAAGAATGCTACTCCTGCTCGTATTCAACTTGCGTATGAGGATGGAGCTGCCTTAAGGTATTTTGAATATAATAAGAACATTAAATATGGAGAGACTTACGAGACTCAGGATATACATGTAGGTGCTGGACAAAAATTAATAGTCAGATCAGATCAGACTGATATCAACTTCTTATTTTATGGTCAGACTATTAGTGATGCTTTACATCCAGTTAGGTCTGGTGTACTCAGTCATATTATAACAACAGATAAACAAAAGAAATCTATATTTGTTGCTCCTGCAGGGTCACAAGTTAATGCTACTCTTAGTGTATGTAACATGGGTGTTGAGGCATCTGTTGCTACAATAGGAATTTCTGATGGAACCTTAGAAACTTTTGATAGCACTGAATATGTTGAATATAATATAAGAATTGAGCCAGGACAAACATATACTAGAACAGATATAAAAATAAAAGAAGGGCAAACTATTGTTGGATTCTCTAATAGGAACTCAAAGATTAGTTTTGTGTGTCATGGTCAGCTATTCTATGCTGTAAGTGGACTTCTTGATAGTGATGATAAAATGATTCTGGGTCATGCCAGAATAGAAGGTAATCTTGGTATAGGTATAACATCTAGTGGAGCTAAATTACATGTTGCAGGATCATCAATTATAACTGGTGATTTGTCATTGGGTGGTAGTTTAGTTGGTGGTAGTGATTTTACTGTTAAGAATCAAAATACTAAACTACTTTCAGATACTGTTAGGATAAAGGATCAACAGATTGAGTTGGGTTATATTCAACCAACTACAGTTAACGCAACTATTACCGCAGGAACTAATGTAATAGCTGATTTAGAAGATACTGCTAATTTTATGGTGGGTAGTCAGATTACTCTACCAGATCCTCAAAATGTTGTTACAGTTGGTGGTGCTCCTGTAACTGTTACTAGTGTTCAACCAACTACATTAACTATAACTCCTGCTTTTGTAGGAAGTGGTACTGACAATGTTCAGATACAAACTGTTGGATCTAACGATGATACTGCCAATCAAGGTGGTATATCAGTTCTAGGAACTTTAAATAAAAGTATATTGTGGGATAAGGATACTAATAAGTGGCAGTTTAGTACTGGAATAAACGTACCTACAGGACAGGATTATAAGATTGATAACATCGTTGTTCTTAACAATGATAAAGTCTTAGGATATGGTATTACAACAAAATACGAGAATACGCATTCTTATACTGGTCTTAGCACAGGTCGTTTAATGACAGAACAAGGTATTAATTTATTGATATCTGCTAGGAAAAAGGAAGAAGTTGCGATGTCAGCATATTTCATGTCTCAAAGCTTTGGTGCTGGTTAATAAGTGGTATAATAAAATACTAAATAATTTTTTAAAACTAATATCTAGAAATGAACTTTACCATTTATAGTAAGGATGGGTGTCCATATTGTGAGAAAGTAAAAGAAGTAATGTCGTTGACAAAACTAAGCCATGTGGTGTATAATTTAGATAATGATTTTACACGGGATGATTTTTATGCTGAGTTTGGTCAAGGATCAACATTTCCTCAAGTAGTGTGTGATGATACTGGAGAGAGGCAAAAAGTTGGTGGCTGCTCAGAAACTGTTCAATTCCTCAGAGAAAAGAACATCGTCTGATAAACCTATAAATAAGCCAGATTATGATATTAATCGTGGTTTTGAATTCATCTTAACGGGAGGTAAAAAGAAAACCAAACCATTACATATCACCATACTTACAATAGGAGGCAGACAGATGTTAGCAATAAGCTTAGTGTTCGGATCTTTACTAACATTATTGTTTTTAATAGTAGGAGGAATTGGTGGATGGGTAGCAAGAGAATATTTTATGAACTATCAAGATGTTAAAGTACATCCTGAGATGTTTGACGGTAATGGAAACCTAGTTCCAGATGAAATTGTAGCATTCAGATTTGAAAATTATGACAACGACGAAGAAGACGACGACTAAAAAAGCAGAAACAAAACCTAAGACAGTTACTGCTCAGAAGATTCCAGATCTTCCACCAAATCCTTTTGTTTTTGAGGTTCTTAATGCTGCCTCTAAAATGAGAAGTAAGGCAAAGAAGATTGAAGTTCTCAAAAGATATAAACATAACTCCATAATGGCAGTCTTTATATGGAATTTTGATGAAACTGCTATTTCTCTTTTACCAAAAGGCGAAGTTCCTTATGGTAATAATATAGAGGATGAAACTCAAACAGGAACTTTATCTGAGAAGATAAATGATGCTGTTAATAAGATGGGAGAACTTAGAACAACTTCTTTGGGATCTCAAGATCAAGGTAAGGCAAGTATCAGAAAGGAATTTAGAAAGTTCTATAATTTCTTAAAAGGTGGTAATGATAGTTTAAGTGGTCTTCGTAGGGAGACAATGTTTATCAATATTCTTACTGGATTGCATCCTTTAGAGGCAGAGATTCTTATTCTTACTAAAGATAAAAAACTCACTGATAAGTATAAGATTACAAAGGACATTGTATCAGAAGCATACCCAGAAATTACTTGGGGTGGTAGGTCATGACCGCACCAGTTGGAAAAGCACCAGTAAAAGAGGAAACTAAGCTTGATCCTAAACCAAAAGCTAAGTTTGATCCTTGGACTAAAGAAGAAAAAGAATCTTGTAAAGACAAATATTCTTGTGAGATTTTAGTTTCTAATGGTAGTCTTGCGGATGTTCATACTACTGAAGCACCAAATGATGCTTGGGTAGTAACATATGATATTAATACAAAAAAGATTTTAGATTTGACTAGAGGTACAAAGACTAGAATTTTTGATATGTATTATGATAAGTTTAAAGGTGGTTTAAAGAGTATAGAATATGGTAGGGGAACTGTAAGTCCTAAGTTATGGGGATATAGAACAGCACCTACTAAAAAGAAAAGAAGGAAGTGAATTGTTTTGATTTATTTCCAACCAAAATATGGATGGGAAGATTAGATTTAGATTTTGTTGATGCGTTATCTAAATTGGGTAGAAAAACTGAAAGTGGAGGAACTATTCTTTATGGTTCTGATGGAAGTCCTATAACCCATCAACAATCTACAAGTAAAAATGATGTATCAGATTTAATTTCTGCTATTAAAGATAACATACCCAAACGGGAAGGGTATGATCCTGGTGAGTTGTATGTTCATTATTGGGTTAATGCTAACATGCCAGGTGATTACAATAGAAGGCATAGTCATACAGATGCTACAATACTTTTTTCTGGTGTTTGTTATCTTAAAGTACCAAAAGATTCTGGACGTATTATATTCTATGATCCTAGAGGTTCAGTAGTTAATCCTATATCAGCAGACTCTAAATTTATTGAATATGATTCTCAAATAACTATTACTCCAGAAGAAGGTATGATACTTTATTTTCCATCATGGTTGGATCATGAGGTTGAAAAGAATGAAGCGATTGCAAATGAATTTCCTGAAAGAGTATCTTTAGCATTTAATATTGTGAGTAAAGAAGAATTGGACAGATATAATAACATGCAAGATCTTTTTAATAAAAATGCGATTGCTACTAAAAGTAATGGTAATACTGAGTTCTTTGCCAAATAAATAATTTCAAAGGTCAAGATAATTATGGATCGTATTGATCTATTTCCAACTACTTTATGGATGGGTCATTTGGGTTTTGATGCCTCAATGATTTTAGAGAACGTAATTGAGTGGAAAGGTGGAACAGTCCTTCAGGATAATATATCTAAGGAAGAAGGTAAAGGTAATGATTTTTCATGTGATGATTTATTCAAAGCAATAAAAAATAATATGCCCGTACCAGAAGGTGTGGATTTGCCTGAAACATATATTCAATATTGGGTTAATTATAATAGACCAGGTGATATTAATCGTAAACATCATCATACTGATTGTACAGTGCTTTGTTCTGGTGTTTATTATCTTAAGGTTCCAGAAAATTCTGGACGTTTTTTAGTTCATGATCCTAGAGGACGTACAATAGAATCAATGGCAGACTCTAAGTTTTATGGAGTGTATTCTGAATTAGGTATTACACCAGAAGAAGATATGATATTTTATTTTCCATCATGGTTGGAACATGAGGTTGAAAAGAATGAGAGTGATGAAATAAGGGTATCAATAGCATTTAATATTCTTAGTAAGGAAGAAGTTGAAAGGTATAAAGATATTGAAAATCTTTGTAGTAATAATGCAGTTGCTACCAGAATGGATGGTAGAACAGAAGTTTTTATCTCCTAAACGAAATTCGATTTTTAATTCCAAATATCGGGCAAAAAAAACTCCGTAATTTTTTTGACCTGTAGGGTCGATGTAACAAAAAGACATATCTACTTGACTAAATAGTTCAAATGTGTTAGTATTAACACAACGTTCATCTCCCGTATTGGAGACGCAAGTAAGCCGACTCGGAACGGATCGTTCATCCTCATGGAAGTTCTACTCACTGCTCTTTTATCATGTGAATATGCTACTGGTCTTGTTGACGCAATTTATCAGCAGCATACTGAAACTCCTAAATCTGAACTTATTCAGATTGTGGCACAGAGCACTGAGCCAGGATGCTTTGAGGACGCAAAAGTTGACTAAAGGAACGGATTAAAACCCCTACTACTTTGGAGAAACCCAATGGCAAAAGTCACTTACCGTGGTGTCGAGTATGACACTGAAGAGTACAATTCAAAAGTACTCGCTGAAGCAGCAAACCGTAGAAACCATGATTTAATGTATCGTGGAATCAAAGTTAGAAGTGGGGCAAAAGCCTGCAGTTAGTCTACTTCAGACAATTAAATTGAGAAGGGGTTGAACCCCTTCTTTTTTTATGGTATAATATTCACAGATTAATTCTTACAAATGAGTAAACGAGGAAGAGAACTTGTTAGGACACTTGAAAAGGTTATTAAGCAAGAACACCTTTATACTGATGAGGAATTAAGAGACTTAAAAAATCAATTGAAAGTACTTAAAGAAGAACTTGCTAATATTGATAATGCACTATCAAAAGGATTTGGTAAATGAATGTTAAATTTGTAAGTATCACTCCTGATGCTGAGAAGATGATGGCGTATATCGCTAGGGTATCAAATCCTTCCAATCAGCAAAATGAAAATTACTCAGGACTCTTAAAGTATTGTATTAAACATAATCATTGGAGTGTATTTGAACAGTCTTCTATGACTCTTGAAATAGAGACTACGAGGGGGTTAGCGGCCCAAATTTTAAGACATAGATCCTTTACGTTTCAGGAGTTTTCTCAGAGATATGCTGATACAAAACTCTTAGATACTGAGATTCCTGTACCAGACCTCCGTAGTCAGGATACAAAGAATCGTCAGAATAGTAATGATGATATTCCGCAGGAGAAAAAAGAGGAGTATCAGGCACTAATCGCAAGACACTTTGAGGATTCTATGAATCTCTACAATTCTCTGTTAGAAAACGGAGTCGCAAAGGAATGTGCTAGATTTGTGCTTCCACTTGCCACTCCAACAAGACTGTATATGACTGGTTCGTGCCGTTCTTGGATTCATTACATTAATTTGAGATCTGCACACGGTACACAGAAAGAGCATATGGATGTTGTG